AAGTTGCGCGGCAATCAAGGCAGATACACCTGCCCGAGTAGCCAAGTTGTTTCCAAGTGATCCTTCGGTTGCGTAGACAGAGCCATTTACAAACATCGGCGGGCTGATGATGTTGGACCCGTCGCCAAAGACGTTGGCAAAGTAATTGTGTGGAATTTCAATGGGTGTGCCGCCAGATGTTTTCAGCGCGGATGTGAAGCCGGTTGTATTCCAGACCGCCGTCTTCATGGCGTAGCTTGGCAGTGTGGTCGTGTGTGATGCGGAAACAGACCCGGCGACTTGCTTGACCAAACCAACGGCAAAGCTATTCGTTGCGCTGTAATTATTCCAAGTGACCGTTGAGTCACCATTTACGGTAATAGACTCATACCCACGCTGGCCGCGCTCAAGGTTTTTCTGGTTTGTATTTAGATAACCACCCCATAAATTGACGTGATCTCCTGTACCCATTAACCGGAGCAGTAGGATTGGACTCGCTGTGTCTGACATTAGGATCGTCCTCCGTTGCTCTCGATGGTGCTATTGAGTGGGTCAGTAAACCACCTCTCAAGTATCTCCAGAGTTTCCAATACGTTAGAAAGCTCCTGTTTTAACTCTGGCGGTGCCTGGACAGTGTCGGCAGATGAAAACTGCTTAACGGTGGTCACAGCCCCATGCGCTGCTGCTAAATGTCCAGCGGCGTGATGTCTGATATTTTCTGCGGTTGTCATACGTTTTCCTCTTACGAAACCACAGCGCGATCTGAGCAACGCCGCCAGTTAGTGCCATCCGTGTATGCAGGTTGAGCACCGCCAGTTTCATCAGTTACAAATATGAATTTTGAATACCCGAGAGTCGAGTGGCTTGCAAAATTTTGAGACGCTGACGGCAAATCACCAACCGCATAAGTTGGCACAGTAACTTGTCGCTTTATTGTTTCAAGCTCTGACTCAATCGTTTTAGCGAAGTCATGAAGCCAATTTGGTGCTTCGCCTGGAATTGTCAGCATCAGTTATCCGTGCGGACATCGTAGCGCCCCTGCCTTGTGGACATAGCAGCGACATCCGTGCGGGCCTTGTTGTTTGTGAATCTCAATTTGCGATCATACTCGTTTATCTCCTCGATAACAGTAAACGCAAGTTGCACCCATTCTCGATACCGAGCGATTGCTCCTGTTGAAAGATAACCGTATGCCGTCGCGCCAAACTCATACGCATCTTGGTTGTCATCGAGAATCCAGTTAGTCGGTGCTGCATCGGATAACGGTGTGAATCGCGCATAGTAATCGGCGATAAGCGTCCACGCTTTTGATGGCGTAGGCTTCAGCACAATCTTTGACCCCTGGATTGATATATTTTGCGGCCTACCAGATGAGAACTGCACCTTGTCGCCGATCAGGGCTACGGGCCAAACGTCGGTGTATCGATAAGGTGGGCTGTCCAATTCACGGAGGCGCAGACGACGCATCATCACAAAGCCAGTCGGCAAAGAGATCGTATCTACGTTAGCCGTGGAGGTAAGTGTGGCGGTGGCCTCCATGTCGGCAGTCTTTAGCCGACGATTCATCGCTGCTTCCCACGAGGCGATAAACTCTGGAACCTTGTCGGCTAAGGTGGCGTTGTTGCGATTTCCAAGTCGGTAAAGGATGGCGGTCTGAAGATTAGCGTAATTCGTGATTGCCATTGTTTACCTCACGGCTTGGCTTGGGGTGGCAGCTAAATAAACCACCACCCCAGACCAAACAAGCTCACGGGGACAGGACCGGGAGGCTAGTTGTTAAAGACCCTCACGGCTTGGCTGTTTCTCAATATCGTCGAGCCGTAGATCACGTCAATGCGACAGGGGAAGGAATCGTCATTGATGGTGTAGTCTCTGATTACTCTCATTGAAACGCCGTCCATAACTCGCCGGGCAGAGAAGTCCACGCCATCAGGCATGACCAGATCAGCCGTCCCGAAAGCAAACGCTTGCTCATGGAAGAAAACTGAAGGCTTGAGTGATGTCAGTGCGTTTCCGGCGGCCTTGCCGATTGTGGCATTATTGACCAATGCGGCCACCACATTCTGCTTTGCACCACTCACCACAATAGACGGAGTGATGGCAATGGCAGCAGCAGCAGTCGCCACGGCGGCGGTTACGGCAAACTCCTTGAGGTATCCAAGGTCTGACTTGGTTTCTGGGTGACAAGCGTTGACGCCCTGGATCGTGATTACATCACCGACGATAAACGAGACAGACCCGGCATCAACGGTAATGGAAGCACCGTTTAGCGTGGCCGCGTCATTGATCAAATATCCGCTCAACGATGTGGACGTGCCGGACGTTGCTGCTGGAAGGATTGAATTTGAAAAGAAATCAAACCCAAATCCACGGCCCATCATGCCTTCTTTGTATTGCTCGGCAATCAATGTGCTGTCTTGGAACAAGCCTTGCGCGGCGGTTACCAGGTCAGCCTGTGCTTGAGGACTAACAACGGCGGTGCGCTTTCCATCTTTGGGAGCGAGGTTGTTGTCGAGTTTCACACCAGCGGCAAGTGCATTGGCAATAGTCATCGCAGCACCAGTGCCATCAATGACCTGTGGAATGCCCGGCAGCACGTTATTCATCACATCTTCTTCAATGTGTGACGCTAAAACGGACATGGCTGGCTTGATGTATCGATCACTGAAGTCGTCGATGGTCAAAGACAACTCATCAGAACTGAATGAGAAATCGACGTGACGTTGAGTGTCGAGACTTAAGTCAACGGATGCCTCGGCGACTGCTTGCGTCGAAAGAGACGCGCCGGTAGTGGATGTGAATTCATTGGGCAGACGGATTGCCAGGGTGTTGCCTATTTTGGCACCAGATTTTGCATATCTGTCATCATAACCACGGTGAATATTTCCAAGGAAGTTGCATTTCTGGTGCAAAATCATCAGGGCTTCATCGGTGATCATCGTTGGACTGAGAAGTGTATTAGCCATAGCTCAAGCGCTTTCACCCGTCAAAACGGGAATTCAAGTTTGCTGAGCTACGTCTTGCCGCAGAAGTTGGCCTGTTAAGCTCTTCCGCCAGCCATCCACTCAAAGGATAAGGTCAAACTAACACAATCGGACATTTATGCAACAGTCTTACCGCCTGGTGAATTTACCCATGGCATCTCGGGCATTGGCTTGCTGTTGCATTCTTTTGCGCCGGTATTCGTTTGGTGTTTCCTTGCCTGTGATCCGGCTCGAAGGCACGTTGTTGGAATTATGTGACGGATGACTGACAGGCTCGGCGCGTGGTGAGGCGCTCGTCGGCACCGCTGTTGCCTCCCTGGTCGCTTTGCCCAACCGGGCATCGTTTAGGATTTGCATGGCTCGAACATCGGTGACCGCATCAACGTCTTCCGCCGAATATCCGTAGTTTTCAGCGAATGCTGCCGTTTGCGCTCTCATATCTGAATTCCAGCCAGCAATTTTAAGTGGCAATTCAGATTCAAACGCTGCTTTCTCTTTTGCAAGCTCAGCGGCATGGCCTTGCATAGTAGACGTTTGATTGGCCTGGATAGACCGTTGAATCTCCATCAATCGAGCTTGTTTGCGGCCCATCGATCTTTCCAGCTTCTGCGAAGCGGCTGGGTTTTGCTCGTCGTAGGCATCCCAATCCACATTCTGATATTCTTTCAGAAATTGAGCGAGCTGACGGCCTTCCTGTACCAACTGCGAGTTTCCGCTCTCTATTTGCTGGCGCTCTTGATACTGGGTGCGCTCTGTTTCAAACGCCCGGCGCTCGTCAGCAATGCTCATGGTCTTGTTGCGGTAGTCCTTCTCCATATCGCCAGCGCTCTTAATCACGCCCTGCAATGCACCCGGCAACTGGTATGTATTCTCGCCGTGAATATAATCGAAAAACTCAGGCGTTTCTGGAGCCATTGGCGTTGGCGGCGCCGCTGCGGGCTGCGCTGCTGGCGCTGTGTCCACAGACCTCAAAGGCTGGCGGGCTACCGCTGGTGCTGCGTCTGAGCCAACACTTTCTGTGCTGGTCGATTCTGACGACTGCTCGGGGGCAGCAGATGTTTCGGCTGTATCAGGCGGCATAGTTTTCTGTCCTCAGTTGTTTATAGAATTCTCCACGATTATCCACGTCACCGTTGCCGTGCTTCTTCTGCATGGCATCCGGCGTAAGGTGGCACCCGGCTTTCCAGGCCAGCCAAGGGATAACGCCATCCCCGGCAACGGTCACCTTTTGCTCTACCGTTTTCTCGCTTATCAGACCGTCTTGTACGTTATTCAGCACAAATGCCTTTGCTTTGTCCAAAAACCACGGAAATTCGCGCATCTGATTAGCCATATTCTTGTTGGTGATGCAGCGAAATTGCGCTTCTGTTTCCCGTGAAACAGCGGTGACATCGATCAACTCATAATCAGATTCAGGTTTGTCATATGCGTACAGATGCAGCGCATCATCCTCTGTCTCTGCTGGTTGATAGCAAGAATCCAGGCCATGCATCTCAAAGTCATTTGCTCCCAAGATGCTAAACATCGGCGGGATGCGAAGCCCGATTGTAGATCCGCCGCTTACAAATGCGTGCTCCCAACCGTCATCACTAGGGAGCGCCTCTATAAGAGCAGGCGGATCGTCCTCCTCATTCACCGGCACCCATAATTTGTAGTCATAACCCTGGAATCTCTCAAAAACTATCGGGTCGAGGCACGCAGCCAGAAAGTAGGTGCAATCCTTGTGAGGCGTCATGTAATTCAAAACATGCGGCCTGGGGTCGGACAGAACACCGTAATCCGGCACCATGCCTTTTGAGATCAGCCAATCGTGTGACTTGTTTGCCGCTACTATCTTCACTTGACTTGATACCCGGCGGCGGCTGCGTATGCGTGGCAATGTGTCAGCAACAGACGACCCACCACCAACGACAATTATCTTCTTACCAGAAAGCGTACCAATTTCGTCTACTATAGACGGATAGCGCCCCTGTTTATAAGTCACACGCTGCTCGTGATTCTTGATATTCTGTATAACCCGCTCACGATATTTCTCACCAGTTAGCCAGCCAACGGCTGACCCGAGCTTGTCATCGAGAGATTTCCGCCGCTTTGGTATGTAAGCGTCAAGTGCGTCTAGACTCATTCGCGATTACTCAACGATTGCGGCTTCATATTCTTCATGTGTGGCAAATGGCATATAGACGACAACGCCGTCTTCCATAGTATGACTGTGAAAACCAGACCCACCCAATTCGTTTGCTCTTGCTACAGCTTGCTCTTCAGTCGGGTATTCTTCCATTTGGACTTGCTCATTGACACCGACATCCGCAACAGCGACATCCATGACCGCAACACGGGGCGTCATTATTGCGCCGGTGACATCAGCCACCAACCCTTCAATGTCAGCCTGGGCTGGCTGCGGTGTTACAATTTCACCATTCACCGTAAGTTGATTGGATGCATTTATATCCATCGATTTAAGGATAATTGCCGTCCTGGATTTCTGGATCAGGGTTTGCTCATGCTGGATTGTGTCCAGCTCCATCTTTTTATTTTGAAGGGCTATATCGTCTTGATGCTTGACCATCTCCGCATCGATGCCGCCGGGCTGGGCTTGCTGCCCAGATGCCTCGACCATGCGTGCTGTTTCAGCCTCAAATAACGCAACCTCCCGGTCAGTCCCGGCCTTGGCTTCTGCCTTTTTGCTGTCAATCTGAATCTCGGCGTCTGTCTTTTGCATAAGGGCTTGCATCTGCAACTCAGCTTCAGACGGCGGTGGTGGTCCTTCTGGTTGTCCCTCTGGACCTTCGAGCATTCCAGGCGGCAGCATTTTCTCCAATCGATCTGCTATCTCATCCGCACCGGGCCAATCAAGATTGCGTGCAAGAATATCGCCTGCCACCTCAAAGAATTGAGGCGCAACGCGGCCCATCTCCATCATCTGAGTGGCGGCTTCCTCACGGCGGCTTGTGAATGAAGGCCCAGCTTTAACGATCAGGTCATACTTACCCACGGTCAAATCAAAGACTTCCATCATCTCCTGGGTCTGCTCGTCAACCTCTTGACCCATTGAAGGACCACCGAGCTGCGTCAGCATGGCTGGCTGTGGCTTTTCGTCAGCTCCTAATATTCGGATCATCCGCCGAGTGTTGTAAACCTTTGGGATCAAATCGAGCATGATGCGACCACCACAGCGAATGGCGCGGGTTAGATTGTCCTGGAAATGGAATGTGGAGACATCGCCTTCACGTTGGCGAGCCATGATTGCCCGTCCGCTGGTTTCATTTGATCGCGCACCCAGCGAGGCATCGTACATGCCCATGATTGCTTTCATGTCATCGTTGGCCGACAAGGATTGCTGGATAGAGCCAACAGGGCTTGAATCAAAGACTTGCCGTTGAGGCGGCGGGCTTCCTTGCTTGTGGTATAATACTTGATAAGCCTCCGTGTTTGCCGTCTCCCATTGCTCTGGATTGACGGTTGACCCTTCTTCAGCAAGCCAGGGGGCTTTAGGTGCAAGCGCAACCATCTCGGTTGCTGCCGTGCGCCAGTAATTATACATCCTTTGAGCGTCTTTGCTGTCACGGATCAGCGAGCGAAAATGTCTGCGGCCTTCAATGTTGACCTCTTCACCGTAAACCGGGACGATTGGAATGTAAGACCCGGCCCAATCCTTTTGCTCAAGAATGTCATTTCCGGTCATCAACGTATGCTTGATCGCCCATGATGCGATGTTGCGGCTACCTTCGACCACAAGCCCTGCGGCGTCATATGTGGCTTTCTGTTTTTTGTATGCCTTCGCATCAACAATGTCGCCGTTGGACATTTTGAGCACTTCTCGGTTTTGCTCGTATCGATCCCAGTAGGCAGCTATCCGCACTTGGTCTTCGGTAAACCATGGGTTGACCTTGTCGTCATCGGAGAACTCACCGGCATGAGCGCCTGGGTAGTCAGCCTCAAATTGCTTGCGGTCCCGCATTTCGATCTCAAAGCAATAGCGCCAATCAGAGCTATCGGCAGCTTCCGTATGAGCGTCAAAGTGTATCGAGAATGGGTTGCCAATACGCCGGACATTTATATCAAGGTCGAAAGTGTCATCCCGGCTGTAGTCAATATCGATAGCAAAGAAGCCATATCCGCCGCTTACGGCTGATTCTATCGCAGTATCATATGCAACGTCAGCGTCACTGGCTGACTCAATGTGTCGTATCAGACCATTCATAATTTCTGAGGTGCGGGGGTCTGCAACCGAGTCAACAGGTCTGGTGGTGACTGCTGGCTTATTCTGCCTTGCATCGTTAACGATCTGCCTGATGAATGCTGGCATCTTGTTGATGGTCAAGGCTGGCCTAGCCTCACGCTCCCTGCTTTTAAGCATTTCGTCGGGCCATTGCTCGCCGAGCCGTGAGAATTTCAAATCAGCCAGGCTTTGATCTCGCACTTGTGACCAAGCATCATCAGACGCAGCAAATCTAGCCCTTGCGTCAGTTATGTAGTCTTTGTCTTTGTTTGAATCAGCCATATTTCATCGCATCCATGCACCTTGACTCGGTCTGTTGCGTGGCCTTTTTGCCGCAAGCTCTTTAGGCGTCTCGTACCTTTGCGCCAGGTGCCTAAATGCATCGGCGTGGTGGCTGGCCCAATTAGGTTTAGGCCCACGGTCTATACGCATCTTCTCGTCATAATTCGGCTGGTAATGCTTTAACGCCTTTATGCCTTGTTTGCAACGCTCGCTGTCAAAGCGACATATTGGTAACACCCGCTGAGACAGCTTCACCGCCTCACCTTTATCCATGCGGGGGACAATGACTGTCTCAAACCCAAAGTCACGGAGTGCTTGCTCGTCACCCTTTCCCGTCACCCGCTGCGCTGGCCTGGCGTCATGTGGCAAAATCAACGGCGCATATAGGTATTTCTTCTCCCGCAGCTTCCTTACATACCAGGGCCAACCTTCATTCCTGGCCTCTTCGTCACCCTCAAGATGATCTATGATCAATATTTCTCGATTTACCCATTGGCTAAACCAGGCGACCATGTTGGGTCCATTGCCCAAGTCCCAGCTCACGTGTACCTCAAGATTGGGGTCATGCGGAACAATACCAATTCTAGCCTTGTGGTTGAGGTCAGCCATTATCGCTGCGAAGTACGCGCCTTCCGGGGCCGACATATACTCGCCATCCCAAACGTGTGCGGCCTTGACCGGGTCACGGTTACGATCTTCTGCCATCTCCTTTCTGAGAACGTCGGGAAACCAAGGGTTTCTGGTGTAGTCAACGTCCACAACGATTGAATCTAGTGGTGGTGACGGGCCTCGGATAAACTTGTCAACAGCATCAAACTCATCTGTCGGATTCCATGTGAACCATATTTCTGAGCTTTCCTTACGAAAGGTCGGACGCAGCAAATCTAGGCTTCGTTGCGAAAATGTGTGCGCCTCCTCAACCCAGGCTCCGTCATAATTCTCCAGCGATTTTATGGAATCTGCGTTGTAGTCATTCATGCCCTTGAAGATTATGAGACTGCCGTTTGCACCTCTGATCTCATTCTGCACAACATCAAAATATGTACCAAGGCCGAAAGCCCTTATTTTGTCCTCAAGGAGTTGTTTGACCGATTGCTTCAAATCTTTTTGTATTTCTCTGATGCAAACAAACCGTATCGGCTCCTTGTACGCCCAGAGTATCAAGGCCGAGCCTCTGTCGTGTGACTTGCCTGACCCACGCCCACCGAAAGCAGCCTTATATCTGGAATGCTTCAGAAATGGGTTGAATACTGGCGCACGCGGCACGCGCAGGCGTTTGTCAATTATCTCGGGAGACAGGTTCATCAAGGATGATGTGCTCTATTACGGTTGGCAATGGATTGTCCGGGTCTGATGATAACTCAGTCTGTTGCTTTGGCTTGCCATCTAATCTGTCTGCAATCATACCAATTGCCGTGACGTTACCATCAAGCGCCTCTCTCACCAGCTTATCGGCTAATTTCCTCAGTCTTTGCTTGTCCTCAGACCCGGAGGCTTCCTTAACCGCAAGCATCAACGCATCCCGAAACGGCTTCTCTGCCCTACGCCCTAGCGGGTTTCCTACATCACCTTTCTTAAATGGCATAACTAGACACTACAACCCTTTGAAATAAAAGCATTTCTATTGAGCAGCCGCTGAGTCTGGTGTGACATCAACCAACCCGGCCAATTCAGCATCATTGGGAACCGATAAACTTGCATGAGAACCTTCCAGATGTCCGTCTAACTCCTCCTGCACCTTCGCCAATTCCTTTTGAATATACTCAATGTTAAGATCTTGAACCGCGTCATCAGGCAGCGCCCCCAATTCTCCACGCGGCCACTTGACCCTGAATTCGGAATTGCTAGCCACCGCGTCCTGCATTCTGATCACATCAAGCTGAAGAGTGGCAACCTGCCCGGTCAAACTAAAATAAACCCCGGCGATACTTAAAATCATGGCCAGGATACCAACTAGGGTTTTCACATCTATCGTTACTTTACTAGATTCTCCCACTGTAATATTCTGGTCGGTCATTTGTCATCTCACGCTACCAAAGACGGATTTCTCTTATATTTGGTCTGAATTGGCCACGCCACAGCATTTTCATTTTTTTTCTTGGCTTTGACTGAAATCCAGTGATCGCCAGCCGGGGCATTGAAGCGATCCGTTGCTGGTAGAGTGCAGACTGAATACTCCAAACCAGACGACTTGACTGCCTCGATGTCACCGACCAACTCATGGCCGTTGTCCCGGTAGAAATCGGAATAGAACGTCGGGTTGAAATTATAAAAACCGTGGTTTA